TTGTGCCTTGGTGCCGCGGCGGGCGTTGCCGCGATCGGCCTACTCGTCGGCTCCGCTTTGCAGTAGCTCCTCGACCCGCAGCTCGCTGGCACCCTCGTCGAGCGCGCCCTCGGCGTGGTGATGCCCGGCCAGGATGTACCATTTGCCCTGACGCTCGACGACCAGCGGCTTCTCCGCGCCCTGGCCGTGCTGGCGGTAATCGGCCGCGTCGTCCTCGACCCGCTCGTCGTCGACGACACGCTGGGTCGCTACCAGGTCGCCGATCGGCACCGTGCGGGTCCGCGTCTTCGGCGCCTCGCCGCGCGCCATCGCATCGCGAACGATCTGCCAGGCAATGTGCCGAATGTCAGCTTCCGTAATGTCGTCGGCCAGCGGCAACTCGACCGGCCGCGCGTTCTCGGCGGCAACATGCCCCCTGTCTTCGCCGGCTTTGCTAACGATGCCGCTGATCAAGCGCCACGGCGGCGGCAGGTCTACAGCCTCTCCCAGCCCTCGAGCCGCATCTCCTTGGCCAACTGCCGCGCCACGTCCCGCGCGCGCTCGGCGAAGAAGCGCTCGAGCTTCGTCTGCAAGCGGGTCTTGGTCCGGTCCAGCAAGGCTATGTTGCGGCGGCTCTCCCGCCGCTTGGCGAAGAGGGTCGCCGGCGACTTTGCCTACCCCGCCCTTGCCCGGTTTCGCCTTCCCGCCGGCCTCGGCGCCGCCCTCGGGCTTCTCCGGTTTTGCCGTCGTCGGCTGCTTTTTGCCGCCTGCCGGCGGTTTTGTGCCGTTCTTCGACGGCCGTGCGCCGTTTTTCGACGGCGGCGATTTTCCGCCGGCGGCTGGCGGTCGATTTCGCGCGACTACACCCGCACCAGCCGGCACCACGACCGGCGGCGGCTCGGGCGGGTTGAGGATGCTGTCGAGGGTGACCGGACCGGTGCCGGTCTTGAACATGATCTCGTCGCCGCCCTCGATGGGGTCGAGGCCCAAGAGGTCGCGCGCTTCGTTCAAGGTCTCCAGCCCGGCGCCGACCAGCTCGACCAGCATGTCGGCTTGGTCTTTCGGGTCGACCGGAGCGATGTCCGACCAGGAGAATTCGAGGTCCGGGTGGCCCATGCGGCGCTGGATGATGCCGTCGACCAGCCTTTTGACCCAGCCCATCAGCGGCGCCAGGCCCTCCTCGAGTGCCGCTTCCTGCGCGCTCTCGGCGGTGTTGCGGTTGACCTGCTTGGTGAAGGCGGTCGGCGGCAGGCTAAAGGCGAAGCAAATCACCCGGGCCCGCCACTCGTCGAAATCGTCTTTGAGCGGCGCTTCCTTGATCGACTGGTATTTGGCGCCCTCGGGTCCCCATAGGAGCTTGGTGCGCTCGCCCGTGTTGCCGGCGAGCTTGCCGTCAAACCAGTCCTGAAACTGTGCGATCTGCTCGGGTGTCCAGCCCGTCGGCGCATTGACCAGACCGGGCGGCACATTGCCCTGCGTGAAGTGCTGCAGCTGCATCACGCCGCGGCGGATCGAGGTGTTGATCGTCAGCACGATCTGCTCGACCGGCGAGAAGCCGTAGAGGTGGTCGGCGCGCTGATTGCGCGGGAAATAGATCAGCTCCTGATCGGTGAACTGGTCAACGATCTCGCCTTCCTCGGTGTTGGCGCGGGTGCCGTCCTCGAGCAATACCCATGGCCGACCGTGAATGATCTGCTCAAAAGCCGGAGCCGGCGGCCGCGGGCGGCGCCCGGTGTCGTCGATCAGCACCTTGATCGTCGACCCGTCGATGATGTCGAGCCCGATGACGTCGCCACCGCGATTGCGCCGTGGTTCGATCGCCGGCGCGTCGATGACCAGCACCTGATCCATCAATTGGCGCAACCACGTCGCAAATGGCGTGATCCCGTCGGGGTATTGCCAGAACTCGGTCAGCTGCTGGATGCGCTTGTCGGTGCCGGACTTCTTTGGGCCGTCCTCGTCGCGCGGCTTGATCGTCCAGCCGAGCTTTTCGATCTGGTCCTTGCGGGTCTCGATGCACAGCCGCGTGATGTCGTCATTGGACAGTGCCTTGAGCTCGGCAAAGCCGATCGGCTCAAACGAGCGTGGTGTATAAATGTAGTTGATGCCCACCGGAAAGTTGTAGCGGCGGGTGCGCTCGTAATCGGGCGGCACCAGTGGATAACCCGGTGCAAAGAGCCCGCCCGATGGCTGGAAAACCGGCGCAAACTGGGTGATGTCCGGGGTCCGTCCATTAGGCGTGGTGGCATAGCTGTAGACCGGCGCGCCTCTGCCGGGCTGACGGCCGCGGAACGGCGCCATCAGCGTATTGACCATCCCGACGAGTGAGGTTTGGGTTCCACCGCGCGGCATGTCAGGTCACTCGGTATTGCGGCTGTTGATCATCTGAAACCACTCCACCGATCCCGGCTGCGGCGTCGGCTTGGGTTGAGCAGCGCGCTTGGCTTCTTCTGCCGCCGCCGCTTCTGCCGCCTGTTGCCGATACAGCTCGTAGATGTTCATGCCCGGCGCTTGCGCGTGCATCAGCTCGACGGCACCGGCGAACGCGTCGACATCATCGTCGTGCATCAGGTCCGGGAAGCCCTCGAGCGCGCGGAAGAAGTCCTCGTTCCACGGGCCGCGCAGAATCTTGACGTTGCCGGCACGGCACTGTGCCGAGGCGGGCCCAAAGCGGGTTACCTTGTCGCCGGTCTCGGCCTCGGGCATGACCCAATAGCCGGCCAGCATGCGCACGTAATTGAGAGTCTGCGCCTTGCCGGCCTGGCCCGGGTCCTTGCCCCAGCCGATCTTGCAGGTCTTGCCGTCCTGGCTCGCCGTGTTCTTTAACAGCTGCTCGACCTCGAACGGGCCGACCCGTTCGCGGATCACGTCGAGCACATAGAGCCCGCCAAACTCGTCGCGGCCGAGCTTGACGCCGACGGTCCAGTCCGGGTCGTTGTCCGGGGTCTTCTCGGTCGCCGCCAGATCCCAATAGCGCACGGTGTCGCGCAACGCCGGGAAGGCGTCGACCATCTCGCACCAGCCGCGCTTGAAATAGAGGCCTGCAGCCGGCCGGATCTTCCAGTTGCCCCCCAATAGGCGCTCGCGCTCGACGACCGGCATCGCCAACAGATTGGCGAGGTAATCCGGGTCCTTGCGCATCAGCGCGGCGTTGTCGTACAGCCTGCCCGGAATAAAGGTCAGCGACTTGATGCGCGGCCGATCGACGCCGGGCGGCAGGTCCTCCAGCTTTGGCAGGTATTGGCGCAGCGGCCCCGGCCGGTCATCCCAAATGATCTTGTCGCCAAGGCGAACGAAATAGCGCAGCACGCCGGCCCGCTCGGGGATCGGGTAACCGGTCTCCTGATCGATCCACCAGGCAATCAGCTCGGCGACAAAACAGTCCGGGTCGGGATTGCAGGTGGCCCGCACATAGGGCCGGACCCCGCAGGTCGACCGGTTGCGGCTGAGCATGTACCAGAACTGATACGCGGTGAACTGCGTCAGCTCGTCGAACAGGATCAGTGCCAGTTGTGAACCGTGCCAGTCGAGCACAGTGAGCTCGGCGACCAAGTGCGCCATGCGCAGCTTGCCGCCACCCGCCCAGAGGAACTCGTGGTGCCCCGTGCGCGGCTCGCCGCCGATCTTCGTAAAAAAGCGCAGCCCTTCGTCCCACACCGCACCAGGGTTGGTGATTTGTGGGGTCGTGCGGCGGAACAGCACCGCATCAAACGCCGGTGTGCGCGGCAAGTACCGTGCGGCCTCGAGCAACAGCCCATAGGTCTTGCCGGCGCCGGCAGCGCCGCCATAGATCGCGATGTCAGCCTTGCTCGTGATGAATGTGGTCTGCGGCCCGGGCTGCGGCTTCAGCTGGATCGCGTTAGCCGGTATCGTCGGCGTCGGCTTCGGTGAGCTCGTCGTCAGCGTCACTATACTCCCGGCCATTGTCTGGAAGCACTACGACATATTGGTGTTGCGCATCGGCGGGATTGGCAGGCTGGTTGTCCTTGTCGACATAGCCCACGCGTTCGACATAGCCGCGCTCTCTGCCTTTGGTCTTCAAGTAGAAGATGACCGCTGTCATGTTGTCGGCAGCGATGCCCTTGATCAGCGCGGTCTCCGCCAGATCGAGCGTGTCCTCGACGATCTCGTCGCGAAAGCGTTGGAGCGAGGGGTGACGCCTGATGTAATTGCGCACCGTCGCGGGTGCACATGAGCCATAGGCCTGCTCGAGCTTATTGGCCGCACCAATGACGATGCCGCCGGACGCGCGCAGTGCGTCCTTGACGTGCTCGAGCTTAAACTTCTCGGTCACCCGCGCCCTCGATCTGGTCGAGCCGCTCGATCGCCAGTTCGGCCATCATGCGCAGCGCCATTGCGGCATTGTGGACATTGGTCTGTTTCTTGGTGCGCATCGTCGCCTCGAAGAACGCGTCGAAGTCCTCGAAGCGTCCGACCAGCACAGTCGGCGGGACCGTGCCGGCTTTGATGCGCTTCAGCGCCTCGCGAAAGATCTCTGCGCTCTGCGGCAGGAAGTCGACCACCATCTGCTCAAACAGCGGCGGCCGCACGCTGAGTGCGGCGATGTCGAGGGTCGGCACCTTGAAGCTGTCCTCGGTCAGACCGGTATATTCTTTGAGCGCCAGCGACAGGCTTTCGTAAAACGCGCGCAGGCGGTTCGGATCGTCCTGGCCGACAATCGCATTGTGCGACAGCGCGATCGCTCGGCGCCGGTCATCATCGATCCGGGTGATGATCTCGACCACGTCGATCTCGGTCAGTCCGGCGGCTTCAGCCGCGTCGACCCGGTGGTTGCCCGACAGCACCAGCAGCGGCCCACTATCGTCGCCAATCAGATCGTAGACCAGCGGCAGGCTGGTCAGTGCCCCGTCGCGCTTGATGTTCTGGGTCAGCCGCTCGAACTGCAGCGACGTCATGTAGCGCGGGTTTTCAGGCAGCCTCTCGAGCCGGCTGATCGGCACCTTTCTGACCCGCGTTTCGAGCTTGGGCACTCCTACCGTAGCGCTTGAACCATTCTCGGTAGAGCTCATTCGGGGTCTCATTCCTGATCGGTGACATGTATTGGAGAAAGCCGGGCTTGCGGGCCTTCAATTCGAAGACACCGCGATATTTCATGCTGACCGGCTTGTCGGTGAAAACAGTGGTCCAGATCTCGTCGAGCGGCGACATAAAGCGCTTGCGCGCCACGTCCACAGCCAGCCGCGAGGTCGCGAGCAACGCCACCAGTTTGGCGATGCGGCCCTCACGCACGATCGAAAAGTCCGAGAGCAGGTAGAGCTCGGTCTCCGGGTTCATGCGCGAGCGCGAATAGATGAAGCCGCCGGCGAGCTCGTCACCGAGCATGACGAGAAAATTAAGCATCCCCGGTACGTGCTTGATGCCGCGCGCGAGATATTGGTTCTTGAGAAACGTCATGTGGCCCGCCTCGACCTGCACGAGGCTGACCTGGGTCTTCGGGCCGAGGCGCGCCGGCTGCACCGCGCGATACTGAAACGGCACTTCCGCGGCCGACTTGCCACGCAATGACGAGCCACTCTGGTCGGTATAGCCCCACACCGTCTTGCGCCCGCTCGCATTGTCGTAGCGGATCGCCGGCGTAAAGCTGGGGAGCAATCGATCGGCGAGCACGCAATAGCGCTGACCCGCGTCGTCGATGCCGCGCAACCATTCTTCGAGCTCGGCCGGGTCCCAGATGTCATAGGGCGGCTGCGCCCACTCGACATTGTCGCCGAGAAATTTGTAGATGCGCTCGTAGCCGTTTTTGTAAGTCGGCGGGAACGCCAGGATACCGGCGCCGGCCGCGGCCGCGCGCGCCGCGTGCACACGGAAATCGCCGGCAAAGAAATCGGTCGACGCAAGATCGCGGACGAGCGTCACGAGCTTGTCGCGGGCCGGCGCAAGAAAGGCTTCAAAATGCGCCAGGTAATGCTCGAACATCCCCTGCGCGTGCGCATTGCGGCCGCGATAGACGGCCATCTCCTGCGCGATCAGCACGGCGGCGACGCGGTCCGTCTGGTCGCAGCCGGCGAGGATCTCCTCGAGCGGTGCTAGGCGCTCGCGGAAGCGAAACTCGAGCAAGCGCCCGACTGCCAATTCGCCGATCGCGACGGACAGCAATGAGACATCGTTGCCGACAATGGGCAAATCCGGGTAGCGCTGCCGCAATGCCACTTCCGGCCGGAACGAGCCGGAGCAGCAGACATGCACACCACCCCACTGGTCAAACGGCACGACATCGAGGATCTGCGCAATAAACTCCTTGGGGACCGCGCCGACGAACATCAGCTCCCCGCAATCAATCGCGCGCAATGAACTGGAGCGGCTACCGGGACTCGCACCCGGCCAACGAGGGGGACCTCGCTGTCTGCTACAGTCGCCGCATTTTCACAAAAGAACGGCCGCAGGCGAGACCCGCGGCCGCTCAATCCCCGGACCTTAAAGGCGAAGCCGGGGACGCCCGTGCTTCCTTCCGAGAAGCAGCACCAGCTTAGCACAAGCCCGATGAACAAAAAACCTGTGCATTTATGGTACTTTGTGCTACACTCTAAGTTGTTGTTATTGCTCACTAATTCCTTCCGAGGAGCAATCGTATGTACGACGAGTATGACGTAAAGGCCGACCAAATCGCGTCCGACATCGGACCGGTGTACGCGGTCACCCAGGAGGAGGCGCACTCGCTCGCGCGTTTCCACTTCCCGAACGAGAGCCCAGACGTGCAAGAGGGCGTCGCCAAGGCGCTCTATCGCTCCTACTGCGCCGAGCAGTGGACCGACCCGCAGCCGTGCACCTGCGCGAAATGCGAGCGCATCGCGCGCGAGATCGACGAGGCCACAAATCAGTGGCGGGCCCGGCTGGCGACACGGCTGCAACGCCGGGGGCCGGGCGCATGATGATCCCGACCATCCACCTAAACGGCACCAGCCGCGAGGAACTGATCAAGCAGTTGCTCAACGCGAGCGACGCGCTGCTGGTCGCGATCGACAAGTTGGGCGATGCCTCGCCGCACGGGCGGGACTATTACCCGCAAGGGCCGGATGCGTTCCTCAAAGCGCACGACGAGCACATTGCGCGCATCGGGCGCCTTTTCGACGTCAAGACAGAGATCGACTCGATCGCCGAGAAGATCGACCAAGCACCAGGGCGGCGGTGATGAACCGCCACCCGCTCGCCGCCCGCGACGTCCCAGCTGGTGACAGCTGGGCGTTCCGCAACCACCGCACGCTGGCCGAGGTCGAGCGCGACGCCAGCTACCGCAATGGCCGCTTGGTGCAACCGATCAAGCGCCCCAAACCCCGCAAGTATGCGCAACGCAGGAGACAAGCAGCATGAGCGCAGCACACACCGAACTGACCTTCTTCCGCGCGAAGGAGATCAAGATCAGCCGCGGGTTCCGCTACGGGGGCCGCAGAGACGCGCGGGACACCCACTACACAAGGCAGATCGTGATCACGAGCGACGACGGCAGCGAGTTTCAGATCAACGTGCACAGCGTGACCGGGCAGCCGGAACTGCCGGTGATCGACAGCGACGAGGAGGTTGTTTGATGCCCGGCTACACCTTCCGTTGGACCTGCTCGTACATGGGCACCGTCGACTATGAGATCGCCGGCGACGGCCCGGTCTACACCGCGACGCTGCGCCGCGAGGCCAGCGATTACGAGAAGTCGATCTACAACCACAGCTCGCCCCTCGCCGATTGGGAGCGCGACGTCGTGGCCTCGATCGGTCTCTTGCACCGGAGCGACTCGCGGTTCCCGATCGCGCAGCCGGTGGTCGACGCGTTCAACGCCTGGCTGATCGCCGAGCACGAGGCGTTCGTCAAAATGCTCCGCGACAACCCGTACAAATACGGCGAGCTCACCGAGGACGATCCGCTGCTGGTGCCGCCGACGCGAGCGCGCGGCGCTTACTACAAGGTCGGCACCGGCTGGGTGCTGAACGAGGAACCCGAAACCGTCGAGCGGGATTGCATGCGGTGCGAACAAACGTTCTCTACCAGCGGGGACGAGGAGTTCTGCCCGGCTTGTCTCCGCGACCCTAACCCGCACGAGACGGCGCTGCTTGGCCGCAGAAGGAGAACCTCCTGATGGCACGTGGCGACCCCTACTGGATCACCGCCAAATTCGACAGCCCGTGCAGCGGCTGCAAGACCGGCCAGATCAGACGAGGCCAGCGCGCGTTTTTCTACCCGCGCACCCGGGACACCTTCGGCTCGGAGTGCGGCTGCGGCGAGACGATGCAAAACAGCTTCGACGCCGCGGTCGCCGACGAGACCTTTTACAATGCCCACTGAGGAGATTGACGACAATGCCAGAGTTTGACGAACGCGACGGCGAGATCCTCGCCGAGCGCCAGTTGCGCCGCGAGCGGATCACCGGTCCGCGTGTCGGCGATTTTGTTTGGATGACGGACGGTGAGCTACGCCGCTTTGCGCACCATTGGGGCGACCGCATCCAGCCGACGTCAGGGCCAAGCAAGGGGCCGCGCGATATCGGTGCCGGCGGCTCGTTCCATCTCTGCCGCAATGGCGGCGTCGAGCATTCCGGTGGTCTCGATCAAGGAATCCCGATCGACCGGCTGCGCCCCACCGAGGAAACGCAGGACGGGTGGTTCTGGTTTTTCCACCACGACAGCGCCCGCGCGCACAATGGCGTCAACTTCAAGATCCCGTGCCGCGTCTACAAGGTGATCCCCGAGAGCGAGGCCGCTGCCGAGTGGGCCCGAAAGCAGGGCGAGGCGCTGGCGGCCGGCGCCGGTCACCGCGATCACGACCGCGTCGGCGAGCTCGCCAAGCTCGAGCCGATCACCGAGCGCGTCTGGATGCCCGACGAGGTCAGAGCCATCGTCGAATACAACAAGACGGTCGACCCGAGAGATCCGCGCCGGTTGCTTCCGGGCATGCACCCGAAATTCGAGTATCACAACTGCGCCCGCTGCAAGGACGGCGAGCGCGCCTGCGTGCGCGGCGACCCTGGCAGGTGCGAATGGCCGCACGCCAGAAACGACTGAGATCCGCGCGCCGGCGGTTCCGGCGCAATACCCCAAGGAGTAAGTGACGTGAGAAAAGCACTTTTGGCAACCTGTGCGGTCATCGGCCTATCGGGCAGCGCCCAGGCGCAAGACGTGCAAGCCCTAGCTGACGCATTCTGCGCCCACCCTGACCTGACCCCGCCGCAGCGCATCGTCTGCGCCTCGCCGCGGCTCAAGGCGAACGCCGTGCGCAATCTCGCCGCCGCGATCGAGGTTGGCCGCAAGCTGAGTCCGGCCGACCAGGTCGAACTCACGCGGCGGATCAATGCCGCCGCCCAGCAGCACGCCGCCTATTGCCACGCCGACGCGCCGAACCCGCAACTGCCGCCGAGCCCGGCAATGGAGACCTGCGCCGGCTATTGGCAAGACCGGACCTTTGCCGACTTGCAGACCCTCGACCAGCGGATCGCGCAGGCGGGCACCAATCAGGCAGTCGGCGGCTTCTTGCAGGGGCTTGGGACCGTGCTCGGGGCCGTGCTCGACGCAGCGGGCACCGTCGCCGAATATGAGTACGCGCTGCGCCCGGCGCAGCCCAGACAGAGCCGGACGGTCTGTCAGCGCTATTCGGTCAATCCCGAGGGCGTCGCCTCGTACTCGTGCTGGTAGCACAGAGCCGAGAAATGAACCGAGCGCCGGCGGTTTCCGGCGCACCCTTCCTTCCGAGGAGTCACAGGTGAGCAAGATAATCAAGCTGACCTATTACGGCATCGAGGGCGAGGGCCCGACCGTCACCGCCGCCAAGCAGGACGCCGGCCGCCAGCTCGAGCACATCGTCAAGCAGACCGAGGACTCGCCGACGATCATCCGCATCGGCGCCGTGGTGGCGCTGGTCGCCTTCCAGCGCTGGGGCTGGGGGCACACGATCATCGAGGGCATCGCCGAGCCGCAGACCGGCCACGTCTATCCGAGCGGCGGCTATGCCACCAGGGGCGAGGCCGAGCTCGGGGCACTCAAGCACGTCCTCGATTGCGCCTGGAAGTGGCCCGAAGACGACGCCGCATGGTTCGACGCGGTGATCGCCGGCAAGCCGGGCGTGTACTTCTCACCGCGTGAGGTATCGCGGATCCGCGGCGAGTTCCTGGCGCAGTGCAAATGGCAGCGCGACTACAAAGCCGCCCGCGCCCAGGGCTACGACGACCAGGACGCCCGCTATCTGATCGGCGGGCTGACGCACCTGATCAAGCACCACCCGACGACGGCGACCAACCGGCCCGGCGACGCGGCCGCGGTGCTGCACGAGGAGAGCGGCATCCCGTATGAGCAGTGCCTTGTTATGTGCAACATGGATTGAGGAGGCCGCCAAGTAAACACACTGTACTCAGCCGGTTATTGTGCTACAATTAGTGTTGGTTACTTTCCTTCCGATGGAGCAAATGCAATGGCCGATATTCACGTCAAAGCACTCGGCAATTCGCCTGAAGCGTTACGCCGCGGCGAGTGTTACGCGTCGGTCGACTCGCTGAGTGATGCGGGTCGCTCGGCGATGGCGAATTTGCGCGCCAAGTACAACGTCAGGCTCGGCGCGGTTTATCTGCCCTCTGCCGCAGCGACGGCGTTTGCTGAACGATGCCACGAGCAAGGACTCACCGTCCGATACAACTGACCCAACACCGCGCGCCGGCGGTCTCCGGCGCATCCTTCCGATGGAGCAATGTTACCAATGCCACAAATGACACCCGAGCAGGCGCGCGCCATCCGCGCGATCTGCGACGCGATCGTCGAGGCGGTCAAAGCCGCCGGCCCGACCGGTGCCCCGGGCGGCGTGATCTACGCCGCGCTGATGGGGCAGGGCTGTAGCCTCGAAACCTACGAGCAGTTCATGCGCGGGCTCGTGCGAGCCGGCAAGCTGCGCAAGAGCGGCGAGCTCTATTTCCTCAAGACCGCACCAGTGTCGGCTTTCGAGCAGATCGCCGCGACCCTGCCGGAGGCCGCACAGTGAGCCAGATCAATATCGACTCACGAGCCGCCCTGCAGCGCGCGATCGAGACACCCGGTGTCGTGATCGCCGTGCTCGCCCATTGGCAGCCTCGGCTGGTCGGCAGCTGGCGTCGGCCCAAGCTGACGCGCAAGAGCGGGCGCCCGGGGATCCAGAAGAACGGCTACTACTTCGACGGCCCGCGCCATCCGGATGGCGAGATCGTCGAGATGTGGGCCGAACTGCCCAAGGCCGCGGAGCTGCGGTTCAACGCCGACGGGACGGTCATCTATTATCCGGCCGGGCCGAAATCGTGGACGCTGCGGTTCACCGGCCCAACAACCGCGGTCTGCAAGAGAACCCCTTGGGGGCACGCCGACAATGCCGAGGAATACGTGCCGGGGGTGACCTGGTACGACACCCCGAGCCACGGCGGCTTCCATCTCGACCGCGCGCACAACGCCCAGGTCCCCGACTACATGCGCCGAGAAGGCGGATGGTACGAGGAAGATTGCGATTGGGCGATCGTCGCGACCGTCTTCCCGACTGCCTTTATCTGCCACGGCGAGGGCGACGTCGCCACGACCCTCCAGAGCGCGCGCGACACGATGCGCAACTGGCACCCTGACGCCTACGAGAAGTTCTACGGTGTCGAGCTCAAACCGGGCGAGAGCTTCAAACGCGACATCAAAGTGTTCGAGGCGGCGCACGCCAATGACCTGATGGTCATCTGCGCCTGGGGCGAGTGGCACGAGAAGGTGCCCGAGGGCAAGACCGGCGTCATGGCCACGATCGGCGGCTCGCGTGAGCCCGGTGTCGCCAAGCGCTACTTCCTGTTGCCAAAGGACGAGTACCGCTCGCAGCAGCCCGGCTGCGGCATGGTCATCGATCCGGCTCGGTACCAAGAAATCGAACCGATCGCCTGAGCGATGGCCAAGCCAATCAGTGACCTGGAGCTGATTGCCGCGGCGATCGTCGCGACACGCGCAACCACCGTGCCAGTGCCGCCGTCACGTGCTACAATTGCACGGGCACTAAGGAAAGGCGTTGCGGTGAAGACAAGCTCGTTCCGAACCTACAGCGGCCCCGGCCGGATCAGCATCGCGCGGTTTGCGCCGCGCAATCACCCGGCAGGCTACCGCATGTACTCGAAGCTGGCGCCTGGGCCGTGGTTCAACAGCGTCAGCTACGAGCGGTATTGCGAGTTGTACGGCGAGATGCTGGGGCGGCTCGACCCCAAGCAGGTCTATGCCGAGCTGGTCGCGCTCGTCGCACCCGAAGAGCCGGTGCTGCTGTGCTGGGAAGTGCCACCGTTCAGCGTGCCACAGAACTGGTGCCATCGCCGGCTCGTCGCGGTATGGTTCGAAGAGACGCTCGGCATCAAGGTGCCCGAGCTCCAACTGTCACCGCCGCGCGGCGGCAAGCAACCGCGTCAACCGGTCACCAAGCCACCACCGACTCACGTCGTTCCCCGACCGGGTGTTGAGCCAGACGTCCCGGTCGTCCCTCGATCCTGGCTCGAAAGCCGCAAGAAATAGCGGTACCCTTCCCCCCCTTCCTTCCGATGGAGCAACACAGTGATCAGAATCATCAA